AAGTTCCATCGTCTTTTAAAAAATTACCTACATTCGTACCTTTTGGTACAAATCCATGTTTTGTAGTACTAAAATTATTAGTAGTTATATCAGTTAATGAAATTGTAGCATCAGAAATAATTTGATCTCCCGTATTCGTTCCGCTTGAAGTACCTGAGAATGTACCCGATTGAGTGGCTAAAGTTCCTAATCCTGAAACATCTGTATTTGCAATACTTGACCAATTTGCTTCACCATTAGCAGTAACAGATTTTAAAAATTTTCCGCTACCCTCTGTTCCATCCGTTAATTGAATAGAGTAATTTGTCGCTCCCCCAGTTGCACCAAAAACCGCCCCTTTATTTGTTCCACCAGCACCCGTTGCACTTGCGTTAACTCCAATCTTAACACCCGTTACACTTGTAGACGTGAATGAACCACCAACACCATTTGCACCGCTTGAAGTTCCTGATATACCAACACCCGTTGCCTGAGAATTTTCAGAAACTAAAGTTGTATCTGTTGAATTTGAAGATACTTTAAATAGGTTGTTAGCGACTGGAGTAGTACCGATTGATAAGGTTGTTCCGTTGTCTTGAATTAATGAAACACCTATTGCTGATGAACTGCTCCATTTTGTTAAACGGTTCGTTGTTCCACCGCTTAATAATGGTTGGTAACCGCTTAAATCTTGGTCGCCCGTATTAGAACCCGATAACGTAGTAATTCCTAACTTTGTTTTAATAGTTGTAACCGTTTCATCACCGCTATTTACACCGCTTGTATTACCTATTAATGTACTTTCAGCACTTGTAATAAGTCTTGAACCCGTTACTTTATCTACTTTTAAATCTAAAGCGGTTTTAACTGCATCTTGACTAGGTGCCGTTGTAGTAATTCCACTTGTAATAGTTTGAGCAACCGCAGCACTTACTAATTGATTACCAGTTACAGATTTTAAGTCGTAGTCTGTCCCATTTGAAACACCTACTATAACCAAATCATTTGCTCCAATATTAGAACCTTTAGCGGTTAACTCTGATATTTTTTTTATTACTGCCATATTAATTAATTATTTTAATCTCTAAAGAATCACTGCTTAATAAGTCATCTGCTAAAGCACCCGCACCAGTCCAAGTTTTAATTGTTATAACCGTTGTACTTGTAATTTCGTACTGAAATAATCGATTGTAAGCTCCACTACTTTTTTGGAAAAAAACAAATGTATTATTTGCTGTAAATTCTGCTACTGAGTTTGTAATTGTATAGGTTCCCGTTGTAGTTCTTGCAAGTGTTAAAGTCCCAGTTAATTGAGAATAACCGCCAGAAGTTGTTGGTGCAGATGTTCCCGTTTGTGAAATATTTGTAATATAAACTTTATACGGTACAATTTGATTACCTAGTATTTTCTTTGTTGTAAATATCGAGCCATTCCAATCATCAACCATCATAACATCGGTAGATTTTAAGGCTCCCGTTTTGGCTGTAAAATCTGTAAATTTTCTTTCTATTGACATGCTTTATTAACGTGTTTTATTAAAATTGTGTTTAGCCTAAATACCAATTAGTTAAATCTGTTTTTATTTTAGGTGCTATATCTTCGTCTATATTTGTCAAATATTCTGGAAACAAAGGGTAGTTAAATGACATATATTTTATAAAACGTTCGGCATAATTTTCAGCAATTTTGCGTTCTTTCTCAACTAAATAATCTACTTCATTTTTACTAACTACTTCGCTATTTTCAGCACTATGTTTATACACTCCTTTATTGGTAATTGAGTAAGCTATAAACGGGTACATCTCAACAGCTGTGAAGTGAATTAACATCGGTTTTACAAAGTTTGTAATTAAGTTGCTGTAATCACTCGTTAAGGTGTTCGCTGCTGTATCTGTTTTTAACTTGTTTAACAAATTACTACCTAGATATTGTTGAATGTAAATATCTTGAGCAATTTTGATAAAGTGAATAGTTTTGTCTGCATCTATGTTTCCATTCAATGCTGTGAATTTAACTAGGTCTTTATTTGAGATTAATAATACTTCTGCCATTTTATAAATTATTTAGGTAAAAAGCCTCTGTTAGGCATGTCAATAGGACGTTGATAAACTCTTGAATCGTTTACGGGGGCAATTTCTCCTAACTTTCTACTTTGTGAAGCGGTGTAAGTTTGTGCAAGTGGTGAATTTACATCCGATTTTTTTAAATATGTTTCTCTTAACCAATAATGATGACAATTTCCACCACCTTTGTATAAAAATCTATCAAATGTAATTGCTCCGTTTGGTCCCCAACCTATAACTCTACCATCTTTATTTGTGTAATGGTCGCCTAAATCTGAGTTACTCATATTAACAATATCCTCTTTACGATATACTTTGTTTTGTTGACTCATTTTAACACAAAAAGAACGTTCACCAGGTTTATCCCCAGCATATCTATAACGAGTTTTAAAAATGTTTCCATCTTGTTCACTTTTTGCGTTACCTCTTGCTATACCCGTACTAACTAACTTTGCTAAGAATGATTTTTTAGGTTTTAAGTTTTCTAATTCTTCGTCCAAAGTAATTTCTTCGTCGTAATCAACTTTTCTAGAATCTACTAAAAGCCATTCATCGTCTATTTCTTCTCCTATACTTTCAAAATCAAATACTTCAGCACTTAATGTTGTTTGTTGTGGTGCTTGTTTTAGTTCTCCGTCTTCATCTAAAACATTTAACTTTTTAAAATATAGTTTCAAACTAATTCCATTAACCGCTAATATTTTATCAAAAGCATCAATTATTAATTCTTGAAATGGTCGAATAACCATATTATCAAATAGTATTGCACTATTCTTTAATTCGTCTGCATTTGAACTAAAACCCGTACTTGTTGAAATACCAAATAATAATGGACTTGTAACATTATGCCCTACTAAAATCTTATTTCTCGCTTCATCACTTAAGTATTGGTATTGGTCCGCAGCCTTTTGCAGTTGAATAGTATCAATAGTTGTTTTCGCTTCGGGGTTATCGTTAAATGAAATAATAACTTTTTTACCCGTAGAACCAGTTAACTTGTTTGTAACATCGTCTGATATTTGTCTTTTTTGTTCGGGAGTTGCTTGACCGTTATTAAAATTAATTATCGAAGTTGGTGCAAAACTATTACTAACTTCGTTAATTAAATATTCACTAACTTTTTCCTCTAATAAACAGTAATCTAAAGCCCCTTGATAGTCAACATAAGAATAGTACTTCATGCCAGCACTATAAGGTTGAATCATTAGAATTTCAATTTCACTTTTTGAAGTCCCAAAAGCATCGAATCTAATTGGCTTGTACTCTCTAGTTTTTTGCCAGTTATCTGAATAGTAATAAGCCACCACGTCCCCATCTTCATTGCATTTAGCAGAACGAACTAAGTTAACGGGTAAATGTAGAAACTGCTTAACCGTTCTATCTTTGTTATAATGTACTTGAATAGCACTTTGACCTAACATTTTAGTATCACTAATAATCCTTTTAATGTCATCTTTAGAAACTAAACTTAAAAAGTTAGCGTAATCCGTTGGTTTTTGTGAAGCATCTAGGGCTGTAATTCCACGACCATAAATAAGTTTACAAATATTATTTATTACTGCGTTATTAGTTGCTGAATTTTGGAACCTATCAATTAAAAAATTATAGTGGTTATTACCTTGCCCAAAATCAACCCACCCCTCATTTCTTTGCTCAGTAATTACGGGCGTAGTGTACTGACTTAACTCAATTACTTTATTCATATATTATAAAATCATTTGTCGTTTCGCGTTTGTTATAAATACCTTCATTAACCCTATATGGTAATGATTGATCTGTGGCTAAAACTTTACCTAAAAAACGTGTGTTTGTTTTTGAATCTCTGTAAATTCTCATTACATAAGTATGCCCCTCAATCAATCCACTAAAAGCAAGTGTAATTGTATGATAGTATTCAGAAGTAGTAAAACTAGATACATTATAAGTAACACTTGTGTTTGTTTGTTCATCTGTTAATTCTAGTTTATTATAGTCTGTGTAAGACGTGTTTATTCTAAAATTAAATATAACATTTGTTTGCTCGTCCTGAATCGGGAAAACGTCAAAATCTACATCCTCAGTTCTAGGGACAAAATTAAACGTTTGTGCTGTCGTATCTGTTGTTAATACTATCATAGTTATTAAACGATAATGTCTTAAATTGTATTCAAAAAAAAAGGCTACCGATTAAGATAGCCTTTAAAGTAGTAGTATTTAGTTATTAAACAGTAACCATTGTAGCAGCAGTAAACAAAGTAAGCATCGCTGCTTCTGTTGTAGCATCTAATAAATTAGCGTAACAAACTTCTTCACCTTTGAACGTTAAAGAATAACCGTTAAAGTCAGCCATTTTTCCACCGCCTGAAATCTCTCCACCCGTTACATCTAAGCCATTTAATAAACCAGCAATATAAAATTTTCCGTTATAATCTTGTAATACGCAGTGAGGCATAGAATAGGCCAATAATTTCACATTTTTTGACGTTGCAGCATCTTGTTTCTTCAATTTGATTGATAAATTTTGCTCAAAATAAGTTGTTCCAGCGATTGGGTCCGCCATGATAGTTTGATTGAAACTATTTTCTCCTTTTAATTCAAATTTGTATAAAGTATCTACGTTTACAATTGTGTCAATTACATCTGTGTTTGTAGCATCATAAGTAATATCACTTTTTACAATTTGATTATTGATAAAGTAAAGTGCTTTGAATCCACCTACTGAATCTTTATCTTGTTCTTTTCTTCCGTTTGCAATTGTTATCGGCATAATATTTTGTATTAAAAAAGGGGTAGTGTATTTCTCACCACCCCTTAGATTATTAATTTAATTTAATTCCTATCCTCCGTAAAGTACACCTTTAGTCGCTTGACCTACGAATACACCCATTGTATAGATTGCTCTAACAAATTGAGTATCTCCGTCGTTAACCAATTTACCTACTTCAAATCTGTTGTAGTCATCTGCTAAATCTGTACACCAAATAACCGCTGCTTTTCTTTGTGCATAAGCCATTAAGTTGTTAGGAGTTGGTACGAAAAGAACCTCAACACCGTTGTAGAAACATTTAGCATCATTTGAACCTGATTCAAACTCAAAATTAACTTGTTGTGCTGCTCCCGTTGCGTTGTTTGCAATTCTAAATAATTGTTTCCATGCTCTTGGTGCGTAGATTACAGTAGGTGATACTGTATCCGCTAAATTTTCAGCAGGAATAGCTGCGTAAATTTTAGCCATTTCGGCACTTGCGTTTGCACTTGTAACCGTTGTTCCAGTTACTTTAATATAACCACCTAATGCAGCATTATCGTACAACACTTTTGAGAAGACTCCATCAACTAATCCAGCAGTCAAAGCAGCAACAGCAGTTTGAGTAGCAGCAGTCATAGAACCTTGAGAAGCACCTGGAGTTAAAGCTGCAATTGCAGTTTTTGTAG